CACCTATGCAGAAGTTACTTGCACGACTAGAAGCAGATAACGATCTACGATCACCTTCTATCACTTTACCACGCATGTCTTTTGAGATAACTGGTTTGACATTCAATCCAGAGAGAAAAATTGGTGGGCTACAGAAGTATGTTAAGGGTAATGCAACTACAGACAACGTTCTATCTTCACAATATACACCTGCGCCATATGATTTAAATATTCAGTTAAACATCATGACGAAGTATAACGAAGATGGCACAAAGATTTTAGAACAGATTTTACCATACTTTCAACCAGAGTATACACCAACTGTTAAGATACTAGATGACATGGAATTGTACTTAGACATTCCTATCGTACTCAACAGCGTAACACAAGAAGATGTTTACGAAGGTAACTTCGAAGAGAGACGTTCACTAATCTGGACACTCGACTTTACTATGAAAGCATTTTACTTTGGTCCGACATCAAATCGTAAAGTTATTAAGTTCGCTGAAGCATCAGTGTTTGCGCCAATGGACGCAACGCAAGCAGAAGAGAAAATTACTGCTCAACCAGGACTTACTGCAAACGGAACACCAACAACCTCTGCTGACAATACCGTAGATTATAATGACATAAATATTGATGATGACTGGGCGTTTATTGTTCAAGTAGAGGATGCGTAATGGATGATGAGATTGGTAAGTCTCTTGGATTAGAACCTATGAAACCACCCTTACAGGGTGAAGTCGTAGAGCATGAACCAAAACAAGAGATAGTAGTAGCAGATGATAGAAGTGAGCGGGATTATGATTACGCTAGAACTAACTTCTATAATGTTATTGAAAAAGGTACTCAAGCACTTGAGGATATGCTAGATGTTGCAAAAGCATCTGAGCATCCTAGAGCGTATGAAGTTGTTTCTACATTGATGAAGACACTTGTAGATGCGAACAAAGACTTAGTATCTATGGGTGACAAGAAAGTCAAAGCAGAAGAATCAGAAGAGAATAAGCCAGTAACAAATAATAATTTGTTTGTAGGGTCAACTGCTGAACTTCAGCAACTATTGAAAGATATGAAAAATGACAATAGTTGATGAAAGTAACATAAAGGGTTACAACGGTAATGTAAACATCAAGCGCAAAGGTATGACCATTGAGTTTGATCAAGAGATGGTTACCGAGTTTGTCAAATGCGCTAAAGATCCCACTTACTTCTCTGAAAAGTATATTAAAATCGTACATGTTGATCATGGGCTTATTCCCATTAAGATGTATGATTATCAAAAAGATATTATAGAAGCGATCACACACAACAGGCGTGTGACTGTAAACACCTCTAGACAAGCAGGTAAGACAACTACAGCGGTAGCAGTCATTCTACATTACGTACTGTTTAATGATTATAAGACTGTTGCGTTACTAGCAAACAAGGGCGATGCCGCCCGTGAAATACTTGATAGGATTAAGATAGCGTATGAAGCACTCCCAAAGTGGATGCAACAAGGTGTCATTGAATGGAACAAAGGTTCCGTTGAATTCGAGAATGGATGTAAAATCATTGCAGGTGCTACTTCTTCTAGTGCTATTCGAGGTAAGTCTATCTCATTTCTATACATTGACGAAACAGCCTTTGTCGAGAACTGGGATGAATTTTTTGCTTCAGTCTTCCCTACGATATCATCAGGTGATACAACAAAGATACTTTTCACCTCTACACCAAATGGTCTGAACCATTTTTACAAAACGTGTGAAGGTGCAAAAGAAGGTCGTAATGGATACATCTTTATCGAAGTGCCTTGGCAGAGAGTGCCAGGTCGTGACGATAAGTGGAAAGACGAAACTTTAGCGGCGATGGATAATGACTATCAGAAGTTTTCGCAAGAGTTTGAGTGTCAATTTTTAGGGTCATCAGGCACTTTGATTGAAGGCTCTAAACTAAAATCTTTAGTATGGAAAGAGCCTCTTGCAGAAGCAGAAGGTATCAAACTACTTGAAGAGAGAAAAGACGATCATACGTATGTATGTGTAGTAGACGTATCTAGAGGAAAAGGTCTAGACTATTCAGCATTTCAAATAATAGATGTGACTAGCATGCCTTATAAACAAGTTTGCGTATACAGAGACAATATGATCACCCCAATAGATTATGCAGAAATAATATATAGAACGACAAAACAATATAATGATGCATACACATTAATTGAGATTAATGACATAGGTGAACAAGTATCTGAAATTTTACACTATGAATTCGAAGTCGAAACTCTTATGCACACAGAATCAGCAGGCAGGGCAGGTAAAAGAATATCAGGTGGGTTTGGTAAGTCCACTGACAAGGGCATTAGAACCACAAAATCTGTAAAGTCGATTGGCTGTAATATGCTAAAAATGCTCATTGAGCAAGATCAAATTTTAATTAATGATTACGATACAATACGAGAACTATCTACGTTTTCACGTAGAGGAAACTCATACGAAGCGGAATCAGGTAACCATGATGATCTAGTCATGTGTTTAGTTTTATTTGGTTGGTTATCAGACCAAACTTTCTTTAGAGAGATTACTGATATCAACACAATGAATAAGCTAAAGCAAAGAAATGAAGATGAAATGTTAGAGAGTTTACTACCAGTAGGCTTCAACAACATGCATGAAGAGGACTCCGAGCTTATGGGAGAGAGGGATTTCAGAAACTGGTTTAATTACTAGAGATGAGTTTTTTATAAATATAACGACAAAGATCAAAGATTTGAAATCTATAAATCATAATAGACAAGGAGAAATGAGATGGCTTTTCAATTAAGTCCAGGAGTTAACGTTAGCGAAATCGATCTAACGACAGTTGTACCAGCAGTGGCTACAACCGAAGGTGCTATCGCTGGCGTATTTCGTTGGGGACCAACCGACGAACCCGTCCTAATCGGCTCTGAAATTGACCTAGTAAATCGTTTTGGCAAACCTTTCGCCAACACAACTTGGTCGAATGCAGAAACCTTTTTCACAGCGGCGAATTTTTTATCATACAGTGATGCATTGTATGTTCAGCGTGTACATGATAACGGTGCAAAATCAGGTGGTACTAACTTTGAAGGTGCTTACGTAGGTAAACTAGGCGATGATATCGAAGTTGCATGGTGCGATAACGCATCTTTTGCAGGAACTACTGTAAGTGAAGTACTGAACATTCCAGCATCAAGCGCAATTGGTACTATCGATGTAGCACAAGCCACATCAACACATGGTATCACAGAAGGTCAATCAGTAATTGCTGGTGGACAAGAACTAGTTGTTACAGACGTATCAGATAGTTCAAACTCAACACACACAACTTCAACAATTACTTTTGATAAAAAGTTTGTTGGAACTGCGGCTCACGCCGAAGCATCATTTGTTCGACAGTGGGCTTATGCATCATCTTTTGATGCGGCACCTGTAGCAGGAGCTGGTGGTAAAGGATATCACATAGTAGTTCTTGATAAAGGTGGATTCACAGGTACAGCAGGTGTACTAGAGAAGTTTGAAAACTTGGGCGATACCGCTACAGACAAAAACTTTGATGGTTCGACTTCATTTATCAATCAAGTACTAGAAAATAGTTCTAACTATATCAGAGTTAAGTCTGGCGCAAACTTTGCGACTGGTCAAGCTGTAGAAGGATTAACAGGCGGATCAGATGGCGATAGCGAAACTGACATCGGTGCAGGTCCAATTGGTCTAGGTTGGGACAAGTTTAAAGCGGCAGAAAACATTGACGTTTCTCTACTTCTTACTGGTCACCCAGATATCGTTGTGCAGAACTACGTAATCGATAATATCGCAGAAACTAGAAAAGATTGTATTGCGTTTATTACACCAGATGTACCTAACACAGCATCAGCACAAGACATTGTTACCGCAGTAGCAACACTATCGTCCTCATCTTACGCAGTCGTAGATAGTGGACATAAGTATCAATACGATAAGTACAATGACGTATATCGTTGGATTCCATTAAACGGCGATGTAGCAGGTCTATGTGCAAGAACAGATGACGCACGTGACCCTTGGTTCTCACCAGCAGGCTATAGTCGTGGTGGAATTAAGAACGTTGTTAAGTTGGCATTGAACCCAACTAAAACAGATCGTGATTTGCTTTACAAAAACGGTGTCAACCCAGTTATCACACAAGCAGGGCAAGGTACGCTACTCTTTGGTGATAAAACATATTTGAACCAACCGAGTGCATTCGACAGAATTAACGTCCGACGTTTGTTTATCGTTCTTGAAAAAGCAATCTCAACTGCATCGAAGTCTACTCTATTCGAATTTAACGATGAGTTTACAAGAGCGCAGTTCCGCAATCTAGTTGAGCCTTTCTTGCGAGATGTTCAAGGTCGTAGAGGTATCTATGACTTCAGAGTTGTCTGCGATGAGACCAACAACACTTCACAGGTGATTGATAGCAATCAGTTTGTAGGCGATATCTATATCAAGCCTGCACGTGCTATTAACTTCATCCAACTCAACTTTGTTGCAGTTAGAACTGGTGTTGAATTCTCAGAGATCGTTGGTCAGTAACATAAATAAAAGAAAGAGGAGATAACGCACAATGGCTTTCAACATTAATGAAATCAAAAGTCAGCTAACCTTCGGGGGTGCTAAAGCGTCTCTTTTCCAAGTTCAGATCACTAATCCGATCAACGGAATTGCAGACCTTAAGACACCCTTTATGGTGCAAGCGGCACAGATACCCGAATCAACTTTAGGGACGATTGAAATCCCTTATTTCGGGCGTAAAGTAAAACTAGCAGGTGACAGAACATTCGCTGAATGGACTGTGACTATTATGAATGATGAAGACTTTCTCATTCGCAACGCAATGGAAAACTGGATGGCATCAATTAACAGCCACCAGGGTAACCAAAGACAGTTGAATACTGCACAAGCATCTGAGTATAAATCTCAGGCGCAGATTATTCAGTATTCTAAGACTGGTGTTCCACTACGTGAATATACATTTAACGGATTATTCCCAACAACTGTAGCGGCAATCACAATGGATTGGTCAACTACAGATGACATTGAAAGATTTGATGTGACATTCCAATATGATTGGTGGGACGTAAGCGGTGGTGTTACAGGTAACGCTGGCACAAACGCTTAATCCGAAATGACTAAGTAAAGAGAGGGGCATAGCGCCTCTCTCTTATTAAAGGATGAAGTATGGAATTATTTGGATTTGAAATAAAACGAAAGAACGAAGAGAACAAGAATTTACGTTCCTTCGCAGAACCTAACAATGACGATGGCGCAGTAAGCGTCACGGCTACTGGTGGGGCTGTAAGTAGTTTTATAGATTTAGAGGGTACTGCTAAGTCTGAAGCTGAGTTAGTGCAGAAATACCGTGGTATGATGCAACAACCAGAAGTTCAAATGGCAGTAGATGATATTGTGAACGAGTCTATTAATATCACATACGACAGCAAGCCTGTTGAGTGTGTGACAGATGATGTAGACTTACCAGATAATATTAAGAAAAGAATTAGAGAAGAGTTTGATACTTGTCTCAGACTATTAGACTTTTCAAATCATGGTTATGATATTTTTACAAAATGGTACGTTGATGGTAGACTGAACTTTCACGTGATGATTGATGAGAAACAACCTAAGAAAGGTATCTTAGAGTTGCGCTACATCGATCCACGTAAGTTACGTAAGATTAGAGAGTTTGATAAAGAGAGAAGCACAACAAAGAACGGCAACTCAACTTTCTTTAAACGTATCAAAAATGAGTACTTTATTTACAATGAGAAAGGTTTTCACAACACCAATAGTGGAACTATAGGTAGTGGATACGATCTTAACAATACGAATGCTTCTGGTTTGCGTATTGCTAGAGATTCAATTGTAAACTGTAACTCAGGTTTACTGAATGAGAACACTACATTAGTACTGTCTCATTTACATAAGGCACACAAGCCTTTGAACCAGTTGCGCATTATGGAAGATGCAGTAGTTATCTATCGTATCTCACGTGCGCCAGAAAGAAGAATTTTTTATATTGATGTAGGTAATCTGCCTAAAATGAAAGCAGAACAATATCTACGTGATATGATGACTAAACACAAGAATCGTTTAGTATATGATGCGACATCGGGGGAGGTCAAGGATGACCGTCGTCATATGTCAATGACTGATGACTTTTGGTTGCCTCGTAGAGAGGGCGGTCGTGGTACAGAGATTTCTACTTTACCAGGTGGACAGAATCTAGGCGAACTAGATGATGTCGAATATTTCCAAAAGCGTTTGTTCAAAGCATTGAACGTTCCTGTTTCTCGTTTAGAGAGTGATGCAGGCTTCTCATTGGGAAGAGCATCAGAGATTAGTCGTGATGAGGTTAAATTTAGTAAGTTTATTCGTAGACTACGTGCTAGGTTTGCTATCTTGTTTGACAAGGTACTAGAGAAGCAACTTATTCTAAAGGGTGTAATTGCACCAGAAGAGTGGGCTGGCATTCAAGCAATGATACGATATGACTTTATGTCTGATAATCATTTTGAAGAGTTGAAGACATCTGAAATTCTACAAAACCGTTTGCAGATTTTGCGTGACATTGATGAGTACAAAGGTGAGTACTATTCTAAAGAGTGGATTCGTAAGAACGTTCTCTATATGTCTGAAGATGAAATTACAAGCGTTGATAAGCAGATTGAAGCCGAAGGCGAAGATTCAGACGAAGATGAAACAGACAATAACGATTTTGCATAAATAATATTAGAATTAGAAAAGGAGATACTTATGAGTATTAAAGACCTGATTAACCAAGCATACACTAAAGATGCTGGTGCATTCGAAAAAACATTTGACGCAATCATGAGCGAGAAGATGGGAAGTGCTATTGAAACAAAGTACGATGACATGTTTGGAGCCCAAGAAGTTGCTGTTGAAGAAGAAGTAGAAACAGAAGAAGTCGAAGTTGAAGTCGAAGACTCAATTGACGAAGGCAAAAAAGTCAAGGAAGAAGACGAAGATGCTGACGATGATGAGGACGAAGATGAAGATGATGATGACGAAGAAGACGAAGATTAATCAAAGGTGATCAGATGAAAAGCTTTAAGGAGATGCTCGGAGAGACAGTTGATAAAATTAAGTCACCTGATGAGCAAAACTTTGCAGATAAACATATCGTAGACAAGAAAGACCATCCTGTCGCTAAAGACGATCAGTTTATTGCAAAGACTAAAAAGAAAAAACGTGTTGCAGATCGTGATGATGATGAAGCAGTGTACGAAGAACGTTCTATTGAATGTGAAGAGTGCGGCGCTACATACAAAAAAGGTGAAGAACATGAGTGCGACATGGAAGAGCAGAGTGTATCCGAAAGCAATCTGAGCGAAGCAGTTATTGATGATCTACGTAAGATCGTTAAGACAAAACAAAACAAAAGAGTTAAACTCGGCGATGGAACTCAACCACGCATTGACATGTTTACAGCAAGCGCACTAGTACAAGTACATGATGCGTTAAACGGCTCAAACAAGAAGAAGTTTGCAGACGCTATTGGTAAGAACGAAAACATGTTCATGAAGATGGTAGACTTCGCTTTCAGTAAGGCGAAGAAATAATGTCACTACTAATTAAAGAAATCGTTGAAGACGTACAATACATCTCAGAAGATATCCTGGATGAAGAGGGTAATGCTAAAGGTAAGAACTACTTTATCGAAGGCGTTATCATGCAAGGTGACATACAGAATCGTAATGGTCGTGTCTACCCTAAAGAAACATTAATGCGTGAGATGAATCGCTACAACAAAAACTATGTTGAAGCGAAACGTGCTTACGGAGAACTTGGTCACCCAGCTGGACCAACTATCAATTTGGACCGTGTCTCTCATATGTTCACAGAACTGAAAGAAGACGGGTCTAATGTAATCGGGCGTGCCAAAGTTATGGAAACGCCTATGGGTAAAATCGTGAAGAACCTTATCGATGAGGGCGCAAATTTAGGCATCTCATCACGTGGTATGGGTTCTATCAAAAAGAACAAGCAAGGTATCATGGAAGTACAAAATGATTTCATGCTTGCTACAGCAGGAGATATCGTAGCAGATCCCTCTGCACCAGATGCATTCGTTAAGGGTGTTATGGAAGGTGTTGATTGGATCTATGATGTTGCGTCTTCTACATGGACAATGGCTAACGCTTTTGATCAGATAGAAGAAGAGATTAAAGAAATTGCGAAAGTCGATCCACGTAAGTTGGAAGAGCAGGCAGCCGTAATCTTTGAAAAGTTTATCAAATCACTGTCGAAAACATGATTATTATAAATATAGAGAACAATATTACTTGTTAAAGGAGAAGTCAAATGAGTGAAGAACTAGAAAACAAGCTAGATTTGGAACTTGACGAAGCAAAGGCAACTGGTGAGGATTCTGAAAGTGCAGATCCAGTAACACCAGCTGGTGGAGCGGCGAAGGGTAAAAATCGTAAAGCTGACAAAAACCAGTCAGTAGATCCTAAGGCGGACAAGGTCATTGATGACGGTCCATCTAAAGGAACTAATGACACTGGACTTAAAGAAGCGTTTGCTGGTCTTTTCGAAGGTCAGGAGCTTTCAGAAGAATTTAAGACAAAAACCGTAGCAGTCTTTGAAGCGGCTGTACACGAAAAAGTGCTGACGGAAAAAGCGGCATTAGAAGAGAAGTTTGAAGCGGATCTAGCTGAACAAGTAGAAGCTTCCGTAGAAGATTTGGTAGAGAAAGTAGACTCTTACCTTGATTACGTTATTGAAAACTGGATGGAAGAAAATTCTGTTGCAGTCGAATCTAACATCAAAGTAGAAGTTGCAGAGTCTTTACTAGATAGCCTAAAAGGTCTGGTTGTAGAGCATAACCTTTCAATCGATGATGAACAGCGTGATGCTGTAGCAGAGATGGAAGAAAAGCTTGAAGAGTCAACTACTAAATACAACGAAGTTGTAGAAGAAGTTATGGCGCTTAAAGAAGACAAAAAGCAACTAGAGTTAGCTGATGCATTCAAAACTATCTCTGAGGGTCTTACAGATACTCAGGTTGAAAAGCTTGGTGTTCTAGCAGAAGGAGTATCTTTTGAAACAGTAGAAGATTACTCTGTTAAACTAGAAGCTATCAAAGATAACTATTTCACTGAATCAGTTGCACCAGTTGCAGATGAGACAGAACTTCTTGAAGAAGAAGTTGAGGAAGAGGCATCTAAGCCAGCTATTGATCCTGCCATCGCATTATACGCCGATAGCATTGGTCGTCTTGCAAAATAAGTTTTTTATAAATACTAAAAGATAAAATCTCAAAAGGAGAATTCAGATGAGAAACGAAGAACTAATGAAAAAGTGGGGCCCAGTGCTTGAGCATGAAGCACTTAACCCAATTTCAGACAAGCATCGTCAAGCTGTAACGGCTACTTTGCTAGAAAACACCGAGACTGCTCTCAAAGAGGGTAACTCATATTCACCGCAATCACTTTTGTCAGAAGCAGAAGTAGGACCGGTTAACCACACAGGCGAAGTTCAGAACTATGATCCAGTTCTAATTTCACTAGTCCGTCGTGCAATGCCAAACCTAGTTGCATACGATATTGCTGGCGTTCAGCCAATGACTGGTCCAACTGGACTGATCTTTGCAATGCGTTCAAACTATGTTGACGGTGCAAACAACTCTGTTAAGACTGAAGCTTTCTACAACGAAGCTGACACAGACTTCTCAGGTGCAGGTACGCACTCTTCAAATGCTCCAGGTCAAGCATCAGTAACAACTGGTACTGGCATGGGTACTGCCGCCGCAGAACAACTTGGTTCTTCAGGTGGTGGCGATTTTGGCGAGATGTCTTTCCAAATCGACAAAGTATCTGTTACTGCACAATCACGTGCATTGAAAGCAGAGTACACAACTGAACTAGCACAAGACTTGAAAGCGATTCACGGTCTTGACGCTGAAACAGAACTAGCGAACATGCTATCGGCTGAACTGCTTGCAGAAATCAACCGTGAAGTAATTCGTACTGTGTACAACTCAGCAGTAGCTGGTTCTGCCGACACAGCCGCCGCAGGCACATTCAACTTAGATGTTGATGCAAACGGTCGTTGGTCAGTAGAGAAGTTCAAAGGCTTGATGTTCCAAATCGAGAAAGAAGCTAATGCGATTGCAAAAACTACACGTAGAGGCAAGGGTAACATCATCCTATGTTCATCTGATGTAGCATCTGCACTTCAAATGGCTGGTGTACTAGATTACACACCTGCTCTGAACAGCAACAACTTGAACCCAGATGACACTGGTAACACTTTCGTAGGTGTACTTAACGGTCGCTTCCGTGTGTACGTAGATCCATATGCTGGCGCTCAGTACATGGTAGTAGGTTATAAAGGTTCTAGCGCATTTGACGCTGGTATCTTCTACTGCCCATATGTACCGCTACAAATGGTACGTGCAGTTGGTGAGAATAGCTTCCAGTCGAAGCTAGGCTTCAAAACTCGTTACGGCATGGTAGCAAATCCATTTGCACCAGGTGCGACAGCGGGTACAGGCGCTCTGACAGCAAACGCTAACGTTTACTACAGACGTTCTTTGATTACCAACCTTCTATAATAAGAAGTCAGAACTGACGGGAAGTCGGTAAACTGAACAGATTAGGGCGTTCTTCGGAGCGCCCTTTTTTTTGACATATAAATAGTATTGTAGATTAAGTGAGGACAACATGAGTCAATTACAAAACTTTCTCAATCCTAATGAGTTTCGCTTTACGATGAGTCGTTTGCCTCACGTAGAGTTCTTTGTGCAGGGTATCACATTACCTGATATTTCTTCTTCGCCCGTAGAAAGAGCAACACCATTTAAGACGATCTATATGCCTGCCGACAAAGTAGAGTTCGGCGATCTTACGCTATCAGTATTAGTAGACGAAGATATGGCATCATACTTAGAAACATGGCGTTGGCTAATTGCTCTAACCAAACCAGAAGGCTTTGAGCAATACGCAGAACTAATAGGTGCTGGCGGTGATGGTATCTATTCAGACGGTACTTTGACTGTACTAAGTAGTAAGAAGAACCCGAATGTAGAAATTACATTCAAAGATATGTTTCCTGTATCTGTTGGTAGTATCGCACTAGCAACAAATCAGTCAGACGTTACACCACCAGTTGTTGATATGACTTTCAGATATACATCTTACGATTTTAGAATTGTAAATTAGTACTTGACTTTATAGCAAAACCTGCTATAATACAACATGGTTATTTTATGGAGAAGTGAATGAAAATCGAAGATATATATGAAATGTGGGCGAAAGACAGCGAGATCGATCAGACGAATGTGTCTGGCGAGAGTGCAAACATTCCCAAACTACATAACAAATACTTCCGTGTCTACATGGAAGAAGGCATGAAACTCAAGCAGTTACGTGCTAAGTATAAGCAGTTGAAGTTGCTTAAAGAACAATACTATCGTGGTGAGTTAGATATAACTGAACTACAACAGCATGGATGGGAGCCACAACCTCTAAAGATACTACGAACAGATATCGGTACATATATTGATGCTGATCAAGATATGATTAATCTGTCTCTGAAAGTTGGTATGATAGAAGAGAAGGTGAACTATTTAGAAGCGATTATTAAGATGATAAGTAATAGAGGGTTCCAGTTAAAGACTATTGTTGACTGGGAACGATTTAGAACTGGAGCGATGTAATATAGTATGGAACAAGTTCACGTAGAAAAGATTGACAATGTGCATGTCAGAGTAAATGCTGAAGCATCTGTAAAGATGGAAATGAGCGGCTACTTTGAATTCTACGTGCCTGGTTATAAGTTCATGCCTGCATACAAGAATAGAGTATGGGATGGCAAGATTAGACTTATGAACACAATGACTGGCATGATCTATGCTGGTCTTCTTCCTTATATCATTAAGTTCTGTAACGATAGAGACTATGAAGTTGAAGTTGATAGTTCACTCTTACCAGAAACAAAGTACTATGAGAATGCTGGCTATGACTTAGCAAAAGACTTTGATAGTGCATTTGAGCCTAGAGATTATCAGAATGATGCTGTAGCACACGCACTATATAATAACAGATCATTGTTTCTTTCACCGACAGCATCAGGTAAGTCTTTCATTATATACTTACTGTCTCGTTATCATGTAGAGCAAGGTCGTAAAGTTCTGATCGTTGTACCAACAACATCACTTGTATCTCAAATGTCATCTGACTTTGTAGAGTACAACAAGAACAGAAAGCTAGACATTCATAAGATTATGGGTGGTGTTGACAAAAACGTAGAAGCAGACTATACTGTAACAACGTGGCAGTCTATCTACAAGTTAAAGAAAGATTGGTACGAGAAGTTTGATGTTGTAATTGGTGACGAAGCACACTTGTTTAAAGCTAAGTCGCTAACTAAAGTACTAGAGAAGACACCACATGTCAAGTACAGATATGGCTTCACTGGTACACTAGATGAATCACAGACACACAAGTTAGTACTAGAAGGTCTGTTTGGACCTACTAAAGAAGTAACAGAAACTAAAAAACTAATCGATGACGGTACTCTAGCAGAGTTCGGAATCAAGGCACTTATTCTAGGATATCCGCAAGAAACTAGGCAGATAAATAAGAATAAGACATATCAAGAAGAAATTGACTGGATAGTTCGAAATGAAGCACGTAACAAATTTATTAGAAACCTCGCATGGTCTCTTGAAGGCAACACGCTCATACTATTTCAATACGTTGACAAACATGGGCGAGTTCTGCACCCGTTGCTTGAAAAAGACGGAAAAGCTGTACATTTCATCCATGGGGGAGTTGGAGCGGAAGATAGAGAAGCAGTACGAGGCATTGCCGAATCTACTTCAGATAATATCATACTGGCTAGCTATGGTACCTTTTCTACTGGTGTTAACATTAAGCGTCTTGACAATATTATCTTCGCTAGTCCTTCTAAATCTCGCATACGAAATCTCCAGTCGATTGGCAGAGTTCTTAGAAAGGGTAACGGAAAAGATAAGGCAACGCTATACGACATAGTAGACGATCTTCAATGGAAGACAAAAGAAAACTTTGCAGTAAGACACTTTAAGGAGAGAGTTAAGATATACAGCGATCAAGGCTTTGAATTCAAAATCTATAACGTAGACATCAAGGGATAAATATGCCGAATTATGTAACTATCAAACTAAAGACGGGCAAAGACCTAGTAGCTATCATACAGCATGACGAAGATGAATTCGTTATGATTGATTCGCCTCTAGAAATTACTATTGACCCAGTACAAGGAATGTTCGCTAAGTCGTGGTTACTCCTCTCCGAGGAGAACTCCGTTGTCTTATATAAAGAAGATATATACTACGTGCAGTCCGCAAACAACAAAGCAGTCTCGTATTACGAAGACTTCAGAGCCAGACTATCTTCAGCATATGAAGAGCCTGACATCATAACAGAAGATGATTACAACTCAGACCTAGAAGATATGTTTGAAAGCTTAATAGAATCAAGATCATCAACAAAACATTAGACTAATTCATAAAAGCATTAATATTATTATACACCAACATAATCAACCTGTCAAGGGCAAAGTGAAAATAAAAATAATACTTGACAAGTTCCCTATAATATGTTATATTAACAACAATATATCCCAAGTGAGGTGACCAATGGCAAGAGCAAAACGAAATTACGTCAATAACCCTGAGTTTCTACAGGCTATCATTGCGTACAAACAACAGTGTAAAGATGCTGAAGAATCTGGCGAGAAGAATCCTCAGATCCCGAACTATATCGGTGAGTGTCTTTATCAGATATCAAACAGACTAGCAACTAAGCCCAACTTCTCTGGCTACACGTACAAAGAAGAGATGGTTAGTGACGGTCTAGAGAATGCTGTACAAGCACTC